GTAATAGGTCTACGGTTATCAATATAAAGAATTTCACCAGAGTGATTTGATATTTCTGGATCTGTAACCGCTGTTATATTTATACCTGTATCGCCAGTAGTTGTATTTGTTATTACTGAACTTGAACTGATTCCAGGTAATTTTTCTTGAAGATAAATTGTGTCAGTGCCAAGTTTTTGGATAACTGTAAATTTACCATCATCATCAGTTGTAACAACATCGTCTAAGTTAAACTTATCAAAGTTAGATGAAGTTGCAGTTACAACATGACAAGGTGTGCCAATATTCGCTGTGTATGAAGCAGTTTCTGCGTAGTTATGAATGTTCTTTATTATACCGACTTGTCGGAATTCATTACCTGTAATAATATCATTATCATCGCTTGTAAATGAAACTGTAATACCAACATTCTTAGCAAATAATTCACGTGGTGGATTGCCACCATGACCAGAAAATGGTGAAACCACAGCGCGTAGAACACCGCCAGATCCTGAACCCACACTTTGAGTTATATCGAGTTCAATAAAAGTATACCCAGATCCTGGATTAGTTACATTTACAGATGTAATCGTTCCTGCAGAGTTAACAGTAGCAGAGGCAGAAGCTCCAGTTCCATCACCTGAAATTCGTATAGTTATATCGCCTTCTACATAGTCAACGCCACCATTTGTAATTTCAATGCGGTCGAGTGTTCCGCTGATTGCTGCTGCTTCTACGGCAGACTGCAGACTAGGAGTTTCTGTAGAGCCGAGTTCAGCAGTTGCAGTCGCGCCTGTGCCACCACCGCCTGTTAACTTAACAAAGGCGAATGAGTAGCCGCGACCTGCGTTTGAAATTGTAATAGATTGGACAGCATTTCCTGAAAGTGTAGCTGTGGCAACAGCACCTACGCCATCGCCTTCAATAACTACTGTTGGTGCTGTAGTATAACCAGAACCACCAGCAGTAACTGTAACACTGTCAAGCTCTCCATTTACATCAAAGGCAGGATTACCTTGACCAGAAGTTTTACGAACTGGTATAAAGTCTGTTGATAAGAACTTAGTTCTATCAGCCGAGCCTATTTGAAACAGAAACTTCCAAGTATATCCGTCATCCAGAGTAAAGGTATCAGTCCCTGTTGATGTCGGCTTAATGGTGCTTGGGTTAGTATTGCCGCCATTATTAAGGCATTTATAGACGTTGAACTCGTCAGTCATTACATAGAAATTAGAGTCGGCGAGGTTAGTCGCGCCACTCGCTGCTGGATGATTATCCGCATATTCATCATCATATTCATCATACACAGTTCCAGTTACCCAATCGTATCTTTTGGAAAGCTGAACAGCATCAGATGCGTTTATACGCTTGATGAAAAGCATATCATGACGATATGTCGTCTGATAAAACTGTGAATCTCGCGGTAAATCAGGACTTGTATCATCAGTCCATGGAACCGCTCTCGATGCAAACATGAAGAAGAAATCGTTCTCATTGTGAATATCACGAAAGAAAGAACGAGAGTTTTCTACCCTTGCAGCTTGTCTAAGTAGCAATGACATTATCCGACTCCTAAGTTAGATATTAGGAATCAGAAACAGTCAAAGTCCAAGTAATTTTCAGCGTGTCAGCAGAAGCCTTGTTCACAACAGAGAACACTGTGCGACAGAGCATCGTTCCACCTGAAGAAGCGTTAAATACGCCAGCTTCAGTAACAGCACCTGTGCCTGTGCCAGCTGGGAAGTCACCTACATATTCAACAGTATTTGTCGAAACAGTTTGTGATGTCAGCGCAACACGGGAAGAAGAGATTGCTGCCCCCAGAGCAGTGTCATTAGCGGCTGCAGCAGTAGAGCCAGTGCCAACTTCCATGTGTGACATACGAGTTGCAGGTGAAGATGCGCCGAGGCGATTGGCGATGTGGTTAAGACCAGTGGTCACAACCAAGTTCTTCACTGTTTGCTCTTCGATCAGATTCTTATCTGCATCGAAGACCTGAATGTGAACGCGACCAAGTGCGTTCATTTTATCTACATTAAGCATTATTTGATCTCCTAGTAGCTAATGTGTATAATATTTATAATCATATTTATAAGTTATGAGATGTTTCTTGCCTCACCGACATAGTCTTCGGCAAAATAATCTCCAGCGTAGTTTTGAGCGATAATCTGACCAGATTCACCCCAAGTAGCAGTCTCTGTTGATGTATTACCGAACAACAATACATCACTCTCATTGACAGTTGTGTCTTCAGTTCTAATAGTTTCGACATTGAATGGTCCAACCCCTTCTGCAAAATCTACACTATCAGTATAAACATTTTCAGATTCTCTAGTAACTGTTTCGCTCATATCTATACTGTCATTTTTGCCCAAGTTTGGACCAAGGATAACAGTTTCTGCCCAATCTACCGATTCAGATGGGTCACGAGTAAAGAGTTTCAGAGTATCGACTGTTTCAGACCAACTAACACTGTCTGTTATAGCTGGTTTATGTGGTGTTAGAGATGGTGCATCATTGACATCTGGAGACTCAGTTTTAGCCAAAGTCACATCAAATTTATTCACCGCATCTATAGCAGAATATAATTCTGTCTTAATCAGATTAGGTTGAAGCGAATGCGGATCTGCCCAATCTACTGAATCGGTAAGAACTTTTGTTACGAAGAAGACAGCCGCGTCAGTGGCAGCAGGATTCTCAATCTCACCAAACAAACGGTAAACAATCGCATCTGGTGTTGCAGAGAATGAATCACCCATATCTAAAGTATTATGAATTTGAATATCTGTCCATGCAATCATACCAGCTGGATGTGCTATTCTATCTAATAAGTCACCCCATTCAGTCTTAGGACGAGAGGTTTTAATTTGATAAGAAAAACTTTGATAGACAGCATTGTCTTGTAATTTGTTAGCGTCAGATAAGAAACCTCTAGAATCTTTAAATGATCCTGGATATGTGTGCGAGAATCCAGTTGTGAACGTTAGAGTAGCAGTTTCATCAGTTACGGATCGCAGAATAAAATCAAAGTTTTCGCGTTGGAACCCAGTTCCTGTAGCAACGATATCAATTACTGCTGGATAATTATTTGTATCTAATGTTTTGATCCTGATCAGCGCATTATTATTGATACCTGTAATTGTGTAATCTTCACCAAAGTAGTCGATAGCATAAACACCCAAGATATCGCCAGTTTCGGAAACACTAAATGTTTCCCCAACTCGAAAGCCGCCGTCTGATGTTCCTGAGTTTGTTTTAAATGCTACTTGATTAAGAACACGGACGAGGAAAGAGTTTTTGTTCGCAAGTGAGTCTGTAAGACCCTCTAATGCAACATAAGATCTAACTGAATCAGTGTTGAATGTGATTGTTGGGACATTATTATAACCAACTCCCTGAACATTATTAACAAACAAAATATTGCTTACTGAATTATTAGTGATCCGTGAAGTCAAAACCGCTGTTGTTGAAATAGTATCTGCTGAATCAGGTGTGACGATAATAGCAGGGTTGGCAGAATAACCTGCGCCGCCATCAACAATCGTTACTGAGAAAATTTTACCATCTGTAATAGTAGCAACTTTGAATGTGAGTGCAGCTGCGCCGCCGCCACCTAAAAGAGAATCTGGAATGGTGATTGTTTCGTCTGGCGCGTAATTGTCACCCACTACATCAACTGTTATTGTTGCTGCACCCGAGCCATTTACGACGACTGTAAATTGTGCACCTGTTCCGTTTCCACTTGTTGTAAAGCCAGTGTTAATATCATAAGATCCTGAAGCTCTCAATGCATCTGCAGCACCGATCGTTCCAACTGTTGCAATTTTACCACCGATAACAGCAGTAGCTTCAGCCTCAACTCCTGGTCCAGGAACGTTAGTATCTACAGGTAAGTCAACTGTTAACTCAAATGAAGAAGGGTTAGTATAGGCAATCTGTTTTACACGAGTTACACCCACATTAAATATTTTACGAACTGTAATCGAACCTACTGATTCGTAATATGCAATATCAACCCTTTTACTTCGAAGATCGAATGGATTACCAGCTGGACTAATCTCATCATTCGCATTTACTTTAATTGTTACTTCTTTAGACCAAACATTATTCGAAGGTATTAGGACAAACTCAGAAGGTAAAACAACTTCAGCGGCTTCATTATACACCATTTGGAAGAATGTTTCAACACCTTTGCGCGAACCCTTCGCTTCAAAAAAATCTCTAATTCTTTTTACAAGTAATCTACTGTCAACCTCTGAGAATTTCGGAAAATCTAGAGCGTATGATTCTAAAAATGCTTGTAGCAGGTCATCATCATTGTGATCGATGTTTAACTTATCATTGAGCTCTTGTAGTAGATAGTTAGGGCTATACTTATTATTCTCAGAAGTATCAGCATCTTCTATCAGACCAAGGTCTTCATAAGTCTCTGAACTAGCATCCATAAATTTGTAATAATCTTTTATGAATGTAGCAAAATTAGGATATTCATCATTCACAAAGTCAGGGATCTGATACTCTGTAATATAATTCATACCTTCATGATGATAACCAACCGTCTCAGCAATAATATTTGTTATAGCTGTGAAGTCAGCATTTTGTCCGCCACCTTTGAGTTTTAGAACTGTGAATGTCAAATCTGGAATAGAACCATCGCCACCGATATCAGTATCAAGAACCGATACAGACTCGCCTTCCATGTATAATGTGC